CCCTCCACTCGAGACCCAATTATTTTTGAGGTGCGAAAGTTTTACCAGCATGTTAACTTTTTTTGTTAACCGCTATTGACATGGTTAACTTTTTGGTGTATAATTATTTTCATGTCACAACATAATCAATCGAAATTTGCAAAACTTGCCGGCGTATCAAAGGTTGCTATATCAAATGCAATTAAGCGTGGTAAACTCGTTTTAAATGAGTCAAAGAAAATAGATGATAATAATCCACTTGCTATAAAATATCTTAGGAATCAACTTGAGAAAAGCAAAAAGAGTTTAGTTCGTGATCAGGTAAATAAAGAGCGGTCAAAGGAAAAACCGAAACGAAAGGAAAAACAGGAGAAATATAAAGAGATAGCTAAAGAATTAAAAAAGATAATTCCGCCTGAAGAAAAAAAAATAATTGACAATCTTTTTAAATCAAAGCCTGAGTTATTAGTTCCAATGCTTGAATCTGCTAAAAAAATAAAAAACGAAAAGCAAAAACAACCTGAAAAAATAAAACAACCTGAAATAAAATCAATATCATCACAAATTGACGATGAAACGGTAAATGGATTTTTTGAGAAAGAAACGGTTGAAATTGAATATAAAAAAGCAAACACCGAAAAAGTAAAAATAGCGAATGCAGAAAAATTAAAACTACTCGTTCCTGTTGACGTGGTTCAGAAAAAGTTTGGTAAAATATCAAGTGTGATACTTAATTTTTTTTTTCCTTTGGGGGATAGGCTCGCCCCGGTAATATGTGGTGAGTGCGGTATAACTGATCCGAAAATAATTAAAAAAGTAAAATCTAAAATTGATAATGAGGTTACACGTAGTTTGAGTGAATTTAAAAAAGTAGCCGCTGAGGAGGTTGGGGAATGATCCTTAACCTTTCCGGCGGTATGACATGGACTGCCCCTGATTATTTTTTAAAAAACACAAACGATTTTTTAAATGAAAACATTTTAGAAATACCATCCGAACTGCCAACACTAAAAATATCAGAACACGCCGAAAAACATAGAGTAATGCCGGCAGGTACTCCACGCCCCGGCCCTCTTGATTTAAAAAATTATACTCCGCATTTAATTGAGCCGATGGATACCATGAGTCCTGATAGCATGATACAACGAACGGTCATATTAAAAGGGGCGCAGCAAGGTTATACCATGATGGCGGAATGCGTTCTTTTATATTACATGGGATACTCTCCGGCTGATATTTTGTTTATGAGTGCTACTGCTGATAGTTTGGAGCGTTGGAGTAGCCGCCGCCTTGAGAGTGCAATCGATACTTACGATTATCGAAAATATATATATGCGCAGGAAACAAATACAAAAACACGTAAGTCAGGAGATAAGGTTTACAGTAAGCAGTATTTTGGCTGTCGGCTTGACATGGCATCTTATGGTTCGCCTGCCGCTATGGCTTCGGTAGATAAGCGTATTTTAATTCAGGATGAAACCGACCGGGCTAAAGTTTTACTATCAACCGGGGAGGGTTCGCCGATGGAAGTTGCACGTGCCAGACTAAACGCATGGGGTGACCGTTCTAAAAACCTTGTATTTTCTACACCTACCACATATGACACTTCTTATGTTTGGAAAGAATATTTAAAAGGCGATCAACGAAAATATTTTATGCCATGCCCACGGTGCGGAGAGTATATTCAGTTTGAAATGGAATTTGATTATGATCGTAAAGGTTTTGGATTTAAGCCTATTTATGATGATAATGAAGTTGTAGACTGCGTTTATATTTGCCAGGAATGTAAAAAAGAAATAAAAGAATATGAAAAACAATTAATGTTACAAAATGGAGAATGGCGTCCGACAACAAAAAGCACTGATAAATTTTTAAGAAGTTATTACTCGCCGTCCGTTTTAGCACCGTCTGACATGTTATCATGGACTAAGATTTATAAAAAATACCTTGAAGCAAAAGAAGACCCTGACATAGGGATGAGAACATTTACAAATATTTATATGGGATTACCGTTTCAAGAAACAGGCGAGCGTCCGAAAATAGAAAATGTTCATCATTTACGTGGTATATATAAACGAAACACAATCCCGGACGATGTTTTATTTTTAACCTTATCTGCTGACGTTCAAAGGGGAAAAGAAAAATATCAGGATATGAACGCTGATGATTTAGAGTTAGAAATAAAGAAAGCAAAAAAAGAAAAAACGTTTCCGAAGTTTCCACGTGTTGAAATTGAGATTTTAGGTCATGGCATGGGGTATCGCACATGGTCTATAAATCATTTAATTTTTAATGGACATATTGGAAATATCGAGCAGGGAGCATGGAAAAAAATATCTGATTATTTTAAAAAGTTGGCGGAGGATTCTGACATTGTACGTGGCGGTTATAAAATACCTTCACTGAAAAGACATGACGGATATAATTTTGAAATACCGATAGGATTATTTGATGCTGGCGATGGCATGTACATGGATATAATCTGTTCGTTTACAGATAAGTATGCAAACTTTTATCCGTCAATGGGTGTAAGGTCTGACCGTGACAAAAGAGAAAAAGGAGACAGGCAAAGCGCAAGCGATAAATCCCGGTATAGACTTAGTAAGTCCGGAAGTTCAACAAATACCTACATGTTATCGACATTATATTATAAACGTGCCATTTACCAACGTGGGAAAATTGAACGCTCGGAGGTCGGGCAAAACCGGGCTGGATTTATGGATCACCCGCAAGAATACACGGACGAATATTTTAGACAATTATTTAATGAAGAGGTTCGCCGGGATGGAACATTTCATGCTGGTAATAGACCGGTTGAAGCACTCGATTTAAAAGTATATAATTTTGCTGCCGGAGATATATATTTAGACATGTTAGTTAATTACTGGCAGGATAATTATAAGAAAAAAGGATATAGTCAAGAAAAAGTTAAAAATGAGATTACGAAAATATGGGTTTTACAATATTTAAAAAACTTGACAAAAATTAAAAAGTAGTGTATAATAATTATTATGACTTGTAATTTACCATCATGGAAACGCACTATGCTTATCGCTCGCCGCGATAAGTTAAAAACTCAAATTGAAAATATCGAAACAGTCATAGATAAAGCAATAACAAGCGGTCATTTATCAGGAATTGAATTTGATTCGGGAGATGGCAAAGAAAAATCAACATATCGAAACCTTAACGAAATAAGAAAATTTCAAGAGTCATTAGAGTATGAATATGAGCGTGTTTTAAATCGTCTTTTATGCCGTGGTGTTGTTAATCTTGGTTTGCGGCGTTATCGTTTTTCTAACAATAGATATTAAAAAAAAATATGAAATTATTTGGACTTACATTTTTTGAAAAAAAGCAGACCTCTACCGCTGATAGACTGCCGCCTATTGCTTCCTATGGAAACAGTCATCACGGCAGGTCAATAACCAGTTACCGTTCTGACGGTTCAAAATATATAGGTGGTATATCAGGCGTTAGTAATCCCATGTATTACGATCATTACGCAATCCGTAGAAACGCAAGAAATGCATATCAGGATAGTGTACATGCTCATGGCATTGTTTCACGCCGTCAAGATACCGTTGCGGATATAGGTCTAAAACTTGACGCTTCACCGAATTGGAAACTACTCGGAATAACTCCGGAGCGTGCGGAAGAATGGGCTGCTGATGTTGAGTCACGTTTTCATTTATGGGCGCGTGATAAAAAACAACACCGCGCTGAAAATATGTCATGGTATCAAACTCATAGACTATATCAGGGTGACGATGAAAAAGACGGTGAGAACTTCGTAAGATTTTTTTATTCGAAAGAAAGAAAACTTCAAAACCCATTACAGTTTGAGTTTATAGACCCTGATCAAATACGTGGCGACGCATATACTAGTACTCAAGGGCCATATCATACTAATGATGGTATTATTCGTGACAATCGTGGACGCGAAAAAGCGTATAATATTTGGGTATCGAAATATACAAATAATCGTTATTATATTAAAAACGAAACAATCCCACGTATCGGGGAAAAATCAAAACGCGTAATGATGATACACGGATTTACCCCTGAGTTCCCCGGTCAAAAACGTGGATTTTCAAAATTAACTCATTGTTTACAAGAGTTTCAAAACATAACAGATTTTACACTTGCACAAATAAAAAAAGCAATAAATCAGAGTAATTTGGTTATGGCTATTGAAAACAATTTGCAAGACCCGAGCAATCCAACCGAGGATATGCCACTTACCCCCCCGGGTGGAGAGGGGTACGGTGTTATAGCGGAAACTGATCCGACTGGAGATAGTGCAGGAACATCTGAAACAGACTTACACTACACACCCATGAATGAAGTTGATATGACGGTTCCGGGATCAACCGCATATTTTAATACTCGCATGGGTGATAAAATAAAAGCGTTTGAAAACACCGCTCCGTCTGATAGTTACGAAACATTTAAAAATGCATTTATAACAGACCTCGCCGCTTCACGTGGTATGCCTGCCGAAGTTTTACAAATGAAGTTTAACTCTTCATACAGTTCAGCACGTGCTGCCCTCGTTATGTTTTGGCGTGTTGCTTTAATTTGGCGTGAAGAGATGGCTACTGATTATTTAAATCCTACGTATGAAATGTGGTTAAATGAAGAAATAGCCGCCGGGAGAATAACTGCTCCCGGTTGGAATGACCCCATTTTAAAAAATGCATGGATGAATTGCTCATGGGTTGGTAGTCCTATGCCGAATATCGATCCAATGAGAGAGGCAAAAGCGAATAAAGAAAATCTTGCTATGAGTTTGACAACCGTTGACCGCGCCGCACGTGAACAGAATGGAAGTGACGCGAAAACAAATATAATGAAAAATAAAAAAACATTTACCGAGATGCCTGTTCCATTTTGGGAAGATAAAGGAATAAATAATGGCTAATCCAACTAATGTAACTTGTACTGCTGATACGTGGACTAAGGTTGCTACAAATGTAGTAACGGGCGTAATATGGAAAAAGGACTCAAGTCCTGATTATTTGCAAACATATAGAGAAACGGGTGGTGATGCTCCTACTAACTTAGATGACGCAGTAAAAACACTTGAAGGTAATAGTGAGTTTATATCAAGTTCTGACCCTATAGATGTTTATATTTATGCTGTTGGAGATGATGGACTTGTGAGGGTAGATTTGTGATACAACCTATAGGCAACTCAAGTTGGCGTGATCCTAATGTCGGCGTAAAAGATCAATGGGTAAGCGTTCCTTATGTTTTAGGACAAAACACTGTATTTGCTCACTTGAACACGGCATACTATCATGTACACGGAACTCCTTTTGTATATCCTGACTTGGCAGACGCGGTAACTCTTACTTCTGCTTCACCCGCATGGGATGATAGCGGTTCGATAATTGAAGTAATACCGGCTGACACGTTAACGGTATCGGATTTTGATTTACATTTTATAAATATTTCAGACATATCAGGTGACGCTCAAATTCAGATTGATATTTTTAAGGGGTTATCAGGAGAAGAGGTAAAAATTAGTTCTACACGTGCCGTGAGGACTGGCGGAGCAGTAAGAAACGCACCACAAAGAATACAGATACCACAGCAGGTATCTGGCGAAAGAATATCGTGTAGATTAAGTGATAGTTCATCTTCAAGTAAAAGTTGCGATGTAAGTTTTGAAGGTCATTATTACGCAGGGTAAAAGATGATAGGAAACAAAGGGTTCGGCGATGTTTTTATACAAGATACCCATCAACCATTATTTCAATTTTATGTTCAAATAGAGCAAAAAACAGATATTACTTTAACGTCAGCGGTATCTGTTGATGATAGTGTTATTAGCGTTAGTTCCGGACATGGTTTTACAGTTGGCAATGATGTTTTAATGACGATAGTTGAGGGTGATAAAATTGAGCAAGCAAGTGTGATAGGTGTATCAGGTGATGATATCACTATTGCTATCCCGTCTGCATTTTCATTTACTACTAACGCGAAAGTAATAAGGGGTAATAAAAATCTTAATGGTGATGGTTCTGTGTCTGAAATAGAGTCATGTTTTAAATTTTATGATATAAATAATTCTAAAATACCGATAGATATTTCAAAAGTAAAAATAACAATGTCTCATGCAAACGCTGGCGACTCTGGAAAGTTTGGCGGCATATCTGCATTATCTGGAGGTGGTTTTTATTTTAGGAGAGTTAATGCTTCACGTGTTAATCTTGGTAATTATATAAATAATCAAGATTTTCAAGATAAGGGAGCGATAGTTTTATATACAGATAAAGGCCCCGGCGGGATAAATGCAACAGAAATAACTTTTAATATGAAAGATATATTTGGTCAGGTGTTAAGGTTATCACCTAATCATGATGATGAAATTTGTGCAGTAAATAGAAACGATTTATCTTCTTTAACTAATTTTTATATATCTTTAATAGGAAGTTATACAGAATGCGAACAATAAAAAAAAATAAAAAACCCCTTGACTTTTTTATAAAAACATATTATACTTAACTGTTCAGTTTCAAAAGGATTTGAAACATAGCCATGGAGGGCTTACTGAATGACAATCATTTCTCTTAATGGTATCATCGGTTGGGATGTTACCGTTGAAGATATTAAATCACAACTCGACAAAGCGACTGGCGATATCACTGTAGAAGTATCATCTGGCGGTGGGCTTGTTTATCCCGGTATTGCTATCTTTAATCTTTTCCGCAATTATTCAAAAGGTCAAGTCATAATGAAAATCATTGGACTTGCCGCTTCTATGGCTTCTTATATTCCACTTGCAGGCGATAAAATCATAGCGTATGATAACGCTGTTTTTATGATACACAATGCCTTAAATGGAATTGTTGGCAATTATCTTGACATGAGAAAAAATGCCGATTATCTCGAAAGCATATCTAATCTACTCGCAAAAACATACCAAAAGAAAACAAAAAAACCTATCGATGAAGTTAAAAAAATGATGGATGAAGAGACGTTTTTTTTCGGTGAAGAAATGAGAGAGTCCGGGTTTATAGATGAAATAATTGAGTCTGAAAAAGAAACTGAAAACGAAAATAAAGAAGATAAAGACGTTTTAATTAATTCTGCAAAGGCTGAAATTGATAATTGCAGAATGACAATCCGTGAACTCGATATGTCAAAAGATGATATTGAGAAAGCGGCTGCGTGTATAGATTTTATACCCGCACAAAATAAAAAAGATTTTTCCCCGGAAAATTCGGGAAAAATAAATAAAACTAAAAAGGATGATGAAATGTCAAAAACATTAAATGAGATCCTTGCCGAAAACACCGGGGCAAAGGCTGAATATGACAAAAATATTCAGGCTGCGGAAAAAAAAGGTAAGGACGCTATAAACGCACGAATTGAAAGCGCAAAAAACTTTCTCGGAAATGAAAAATATCCGAAGTCAGTCGCTGAAATTGCCGTAAAAGTAATTACTGGCGAAACGTCAAGCGAAGTTTTGACCGCTACTGTAGCAGCCGTTGACGCTGTAAATGAGCAGAAAAATTCAGACGCTGCTAAAAAAGAAACCGAAAAACACGGCGAAACTCCCGCAAGTGGAGAAGAAAACGTAAACGATTCAGGAATTTGCGATGACGAAAAAGCCTTTCAGGCTGAAATTGCTCGTGTAAAAGCCGAAAAAGAAGGAGTTAACTAATGAGTGTTCAAACTTCTACAGATATAAATACGCGTCCGTTTGTGCTTGCTGGTCACCCGGTTGCACTGAGAAAAGACGCAGAAACAATTAAGCAGGACGTAGAACGTGCTATAGCACTTGCAAGCCGTACCCTTATGGGTAGGCAACAAGTTTTAAGCGCAATCACTCCAGTTGCTGGCGGGGAGAATACAGGTAACGGAACCGTCACACTGGCTACTGTTGTCGGTATCGGAAATTCTGGCGAGCGTGTAATTCCTAAAGCCGGGTCATGGGCTTTTACCCTTACCGCCGCTCTTGTTGGTAAAATTACTGACCCTGACGGAAACGATGTTGTGACTGGAATTGCATTAAACGACGGGACTACAACCGTTGTAAAATATGCAGGTTTACAATTTACCGTAACCGATGGCGCTACAGCGTTTGAGGCTGACGATACTTTTAGCCTGCCCGTTGTTGCCGATGGTGACTGGGTTCCTTATAATGCTGATAATGTTCTCGGTGCTGCTTACCCGCAGGGTATTTTTGATCCCGGCGCAGAGGTTGGCGACATTGCAGCCGCTGATATTGTAGCCGCTGATATTACGGACGTTCCTATTCTTGTTTCAAGCGCACGATTTGATTCTGGCTTGCTTGTGATTGAGGACTCAGGCGCACTAACTGACATGGTTCCTGATACCGGACTTACGGTTGAAGAATACCTACGACAAAGACAGCTAATAGCCGAAAGCACAATAGCCGGCTCCGCTGCTGAAAACTCTTAAAGGATAAAAAAATGAGTACACCTAACGCAACAGATCAGTATACCCGGTTTATGGTATCTCTCTTTGACGAGAGAGAAGTACAGGGAATACCAAAAGCATTTCAGTCTTTTTTCGGAAAAGGCGGAGCGGATCAGACTGTCTTTGAAGAAGACGCTGGAACCGTTGAGATTGATATTGTCCGTGCAAACGGCGAGCAACTTGCAAGCCTCGTAAATCGTGGGCAGTCGTCTGATACTATCAGCCGACAGAAAAATACCACCGATGAGGTATTTACTAATCAAGTACGTAAATGGCCACTTATCGAAGAAGAGTCTAATATTAATTCTACTCAACTTCTAAAAAGAATGGCAGGCGAAAATCCATTTTCCGGACGACCTCGAATGGATAGGAATAGAAATCTTGCTATGAAACTCCATTTCGATCAGATTCGAAAAACTTGTCGTACTATGGAGTTTTTGGCTGCACAGTCAATACTAACCGGCAAAATGCCCGCTCTTCTCGGAACAACTAACGATGATCTGATTTACGATTTCAAACGTAAAACTGCTCATACTGTTACCGTTGATAACGCATGGGATAGCGGATCACAAACTATCTTAAAAGATATTGATAGCGCATGCGAATTGATTGAAGCAAACGCGTATATGACTCCAAACTTCATGGCTATCGGTGATGACGCTATGGCCGCTCTTATCGATGACAGCGATGTACAGACTGTTGCTGATAACCGCCGATTTGAGTTAATCGAAGTTTCAAGCATGAACCCAGTACCATCAGAGTATATGAGATTTGTAAACGCTGGATGGATTCCACGTGGCAGATTAAAAACTCCCGGCGGCCGTATCCTTTGGCTATTTAATAACAACCAACGATATACCAACACTTCCGGAGTATCTACTCGTTATATGCCTTCCGATCAGGCTTTTATACTTGATATAAATGCAAGATTTGATAAATATTTCGGGCCTCGTGATTCATTCGACCTTACCCCGGATGAAATTGCATGGATGCGCAATATGTTTGGATTTAATCTTGACGCTGGGATGATGCCTTCTAATGTTGCTGAGGCTGGCATTGTTGATCCACGTTCATTTTACTTTGACGCGTATCGACCTGACGGCAGAAAAACCGTTGTAATGCGATCACAGTCTGCGCCGATTTTTCCGACTACTCAGACTGATGCGATTGTGGTTCTTAAAGGTCTAATAGACTAATAGGAATAAACAATGAAAAAATTATATTGGATTGATAAATCAAGCGTCCTCGGAGTTGGAGATGGCGCTTTAAAGTATGGCGATGAAGTAAAAGTAGAAAAAATGAAAGAAGAGCGTGTTAAAAAACTGATTGAAAATAATCAGATTGGCGAAATGCGCGAACCTGTAAAAGTAGGCATTGAAAAAAAGATTGCTGATCTTGAAAAAGAAAACGAGTCTTTGAAAAAAGAGATAAAAAAATCTACTAAAGAATGCAAGGCTTGCAAAAAGAAAGATTCTGAAATTAAAAAATTAAATGAAATAATTGAAGAACTTGAAGGTCATATTGAAGAACTTGAAGGTCATATTGAAGAACTTGAAAAGCCTGCTGATAAAGATACTGAGGATTCTGAAAAATGAAACTAAAACCCGGTGTTAGTATTCGCGCTAAAAATCATAAAAAGTATACTGGCGAAATACCAGACGATTTGCTTGATGATAAATCAAAACAATTATTGTCTGGTAACTCCGGGAAAAAGTTTAAAACTAAAGAACCAAAAGTAGAAGAAAAAAAAGAGAAAGTAGAAGAGAATAAATGAGCAATAACAGGGACTTGCAACGACGCGATATGGAAACATTGCGTGATGATTGGTGGGTTCCTGTTGTTTTGGTTGCTCCCGATAAAACAGTTTATTCTGATTTACTCGGTGATGTAAGGACAGAAAGCAAAGTTTTTGATCCTGAAACTGGCGGTAAAATAAGCGTAAAAGAAACTTCTATCGTTTTATTAAAAAGTGATCTAACGCGTATACCAGCAGAAAATGAGACGTGGTTTATAAAATATCCTGATTCACTACTTGATTCAGGGACTTTAATAACTGCGTCTTTTGATTTTAATAACGTATCTGAGGTTGGCGATAGCCTCGGATACATAAAAATATACCCGCAAGAGATTGAAACCTGATGATGAATTTTCGGACGATTAAGTCTAATATTATATCGATACTTGAAACCGCAGCCGCCGGGCGATATGAAGTAGTTCAATCTCAAAGACAAAAGCAGGGCGCTAAAGATATAAACAGTAATAAAAAAGTTATTGTCTATTTTTATAACGATCAGTTTTCAAATAATGCAGGATCAACAAATGGCGAGGTACAAAGCGAAGTAACTTTTAGAATACATTTGGAAGTTTCAAGTAAAGGCAAATTTACAGATTTAACTGATCCCGGAAGTTTGAAAAGTGCTGAGTTAGTAGCGGATGATGACTGGGATGAATTTGCAGAAACAATTTATCAGATTTTAATGGACGCTCGCAATATGGATTTAGGAATGACGGTTGGTAATGTTGCTAATCGTTATATAACTAATATTCAAAAAGATGATATAAATAATAATGGCGAAAATGTTGTAATGGTTGGAAGAATGGATTTGACATGTATTACACCCGAGTCCGTACCGGGAGATGATGGAGTTGATGGTTCATCGGTTTATAGTAGTATGGAAATAAACGGCGATACTGAAAGCAAAACAGGTATCACCGTAGCACCTTAAATTATAAAAGGATATAAAAAATGGCTTTAACAGAAAACTCACTTGCTCCGGCCTTGGGAATTGCAGGAAAAAATGTCCCGCAAAAAATAGGCGCAGAGGTTTTACAAAGAAAGATTTTACTAATAGGAACGTATGACCCGTCTATTGACACTGTTGTTGACGAAGTTCCGAAACGTGTTTTTTCGCCTGAGGACGTTGGCGCTCAGACTGGATTTGGTTTTATGCTCCACAGGATGGCGGTACGTGCTTTTAAAGGCGCTCCTTCCGTTGAGATTTATATACAACCGCAGGCTGAGGCTGGCGGATCTGATCAATCAGAGGGGAGTATTTTATTTACTGCTGCCGCTGGAAAAGCAGGAACTATTTATTTTTATGTAAATGATCAGGTTGTTTCTATAAATGTCGCTGCCGATGATACGGTTGACGATCATGCTACTGATTTAATCGCTGCAATAAACGGCGATAAAACACTACCGGTTACTGCACTGGTTGACGGTGTAGAGTCTGCGCAGGTAAATATCACTGCAAAGTCTGCCGGCGAATACTGGGGAGATAGTATATCTCTTGCTGTTGGAATAAACGGCGAAGAAGAACTCGGGGACGTTGCCTATACCATTACTGCAATGAATAGCGGCGCCGGTACACCTGATATTACAGATGCACTCGAAGCACTCGGGACAGGCAGCGCACAAAACTCTGATTTTTATACAGACGTTGTACACGGATACGGTCCCGTCACTGCGGTACTCGACAAGGTTCAAAGCTATAACGGCATTGCAGATACGGAAGTAGGAAACTTTGATGATTTAGTACATAAGCCTTTTAGATCATTAAACGGAGATACTACCGCAGGAACTGGAGGACTTTCTACTCTCATTTCATTTGGAGATGGGCGGCAGGAAACCGATAGAACTTCCGGTATAATTCCCGTACCCGGCTCAAAAAGTCACCCGGTTGAAATTGCATGTATTGCAATGGGTTACATGGCGAGTCAAAATAATAAGCAGGCTGAACTTTCTTACCGTGGAATTATTCTCGAAGGAATACACCCCGGAGATGTTTCAGACCGTTGGACTAACGATTATTCAACAGGTAGAGACGCCGCCGCTCAGGCCGGTATATCAAGCACACTGGTTAAAAGTGGTAGCGTAACAATGCAAAACGCTCTAACTTTTTATCACCCTGCTGCAATCCCCGCAACGTCAAACGCATATAGAAACATGAGAAATATTTCTATTATTCAGAATATTTTTAATTCTGTAAATGCTGTTTTCAGTTTACCGACATGGCAAAACTTTTCAATTGTTACTGATTTGGCATTTGTTTCAAATGTTAATTCACGAAAAACTGCGAAAAGCGTTTCAAGTGTTAAAGACGCATGGATAGCATTATTTGAAGCATTTGCAGGGCGTGCATGGATTGCAGATTTACAGTTTTCAATTGACGCCCTCAAAGAGTCAAGTTCTGTAATTATAAGAACTGGCGGAAATGGATTTGATAGTAATCCGAAATTTATATTTTCCGGCGATGGAGATATTATCGATAATAATATCGAATACGATACAAGTTTTGCAGTATTGCAACAATAAATAAAAAGGAATAAAAAATGGCAACTACCACTGGATCACTCAGAGGGATGACAATAGACGGTGTACAGTACCGAGTACCCGGAGATGCTAATATAAATGTTCGGTTTTCTTCATTTGAAACTGAGGCTCTACCAACATCAGGAGAGACCGTTTTTAAAATGACTATTATAACTCCCGATATTGACGCGGTTCCTTTATCGCTTACTCCGGAAGAAGCCGAGGGACTTGCTGACAGTGCCGCAAAAACAGAGGACTATGATTTATCGTGTGTTCTTGCAGACGGAACGGAAATGAAAGCGCAAGGACGTATACATATGAATGAGTATACTTCAGAGGACGGCAGGGCAGAAATTAAAGCAATGCCTAATAATGCGTTAAAAGGTTGGCAGAGATTTTAATTAAAATTAAAAAATAAAAAAAACATAATAAGGGGACTGATTATGGAAAATAAAAATATAATACCGAGAGATTCGGCAGAGCAACAAGTTGATTTGTTTCTTGATTTTTACGACATTGACACTGATGAAGACGCGTCTGATACTAACCACAGAAACATGCTAAAGGCTTCTAAAAATAAGCTGATAAAACACGTTATGCGTGGTCGTGTTGAAATATCTGAAAATGATGACGGAGATGTTGTTGTTAAGCAGACTTTAAAATTTCCTGTTAATGATGTTGACCATTTAGAATATAAAGTACTTGGCGGTATTGCTAAAAAGCAAATGAAAAATGCTGAGGATTCTGATTATTCCGGAAAGGTTTATAATCTATGCGGTTCACTAACTGGATGGACAGGAAACTCAATCGCAAAATTAAAAGGTGTTGACCTTTCAGTCGTTGAGTGTTTAGGGGCGCTTTTTTTGGTTGTATAGAGCGTGTCCATAATTGGTGCGGTGCGCTCTTTTACCGTAGACAGTCGATGAAAGAAATTGAGGAGTCCAGTTATTCAAAATTAAAATACTGGAATAATTGGCATGAAATAATGTCAAAACAGGAAGCGCCCCCGGAGGGTATAAAATAGATGCCTACATATAATGTTTCTACTCAGTTTAAAGGAATTGACAGAGTATCAAACGCATTTATAAATATGGGCAGGAATGCGCAATCTTTCCGTAAAAAAGCAACTGGATCTTTTAAAGCCGCAAGCAAACAGGGATCACTTTTTGGCGCTGTACTCGGTGGTAATTTGGTATCTGGCGGGATACAGTCTTTACTTTCAAAAGCACAAGAATTACCAAAAGAATTTAAAGAAATTGCTCAAAGATCACAAGCAATGGAAACGGCGTTTCGTTCTGTATTTGGAAAAGACTCACAAAATCAATTACAATTTGTAAGGGATAATGCTTTTTCTATGGGACTGGAAATTGAATCAGCATCAAACGCCTATAAAGATATTGCTGCTGCCGCCAAAGGTTCCGCCATTGCAAATACGGAAGTTCAAAAAGTTTTTATCGGTGTTTCTAAAGCGGCTACAAGTTTACAGCTTGACTCTGAAAAAACAGGTGGTGCTCTTACAGCACTATCACAAATGATATCAAAAGGAAAAGTACAGGCTGAGGAGCTACGAGGTCAACTTGGCGAACGAATACCGGGTGCGTTCCAAATTGCAGCACGTGCTATGAATATGACAACCGGAGAACTGGATAAGTTTATGAGTGATGGTAAACTTACTGCTGAAAAGTTTATACCTGCTTTTGCTAATCAGTTAGAAAAAGAATTCGGAAAATCAGCTATAGAAGCATCAAAAAGTTTTCAGGCCGCTGAAAATAGATTTAAAAATGTTTCATTTTTTTTCAAGCGAGATGTTGGTACAATTATTTTACCAGCACTTTCAACAATGATGACAGAGGTATCTAAAATAATAAAACCAATTTCAAAATGGGCGCAGGCAAATAGAGAATTATTACAAACAAAAATATCTAATTTTATAGATATTATAATTGTAAAAATAAAAGAATTTACTCCTATGATTAAAACTGCTTTTAATTTCATAAAAGATAACCGAAGCGTTATAATCGGAATTGCGAAAGCATTTTTAATTTGGAAAGCGGCAACGTTAGTGACTACGATAGCATTACAGGGAATGAATGTAATCGGTATTATCGGAAAAGTTATGCAGTTTACAAGAATAATTTTTAAAATTGCAAAAGCTAAGGGTATATGGACTGCCGCACAATGGGCATTAAATGTTGCAATGAGTGCGAATCCAGTAGGTCTTATAATTGCTGGCGTAACTGCTCTTATTGCGGTTGGAGTTTTGCTTTATAAAAATTGGGATAAAATAAAAGATTTTTTTGCTGGTCTTTTTCCTGTTTTTAAAAAAGTTGGTGAAACAGTTTTTAAGTTTTTAATTACACCTATAAAATTATTACTCGGTTTAATTGCAAAAATTCCCGGAGTTGGTAAGTTTGCAGACATGGGACTTGAAAAAATAAACCAATTTGAGAATAAAATGTTTGGAAATAATGAACCTCTTATTAGTACCAATAATAATAATAAGATTTTCGGTAATGAGCAAGCACCTAACAGAAATGCAGAGGAAGGACGTAGACAAATTTCAGGTAATGCTGAAATAGGAATAAGGGCAGAGGCTGGGACTGAAGTTGTTAATTTTAACAATGGACTAAATGGTGTAGATTTTGCGTTTGCGGGGACTAATCAATAATGTCATGGCAAGATCGTTTACGTCAAAACATAACTCTAACATCTCCACTGGGGACGATATTTGAACCTAAATGGATAGGTAACGAACGTTCAAAAGAAAAAAAACTAGGTTTATTCACATACCCTAATGTGGCGGGGACGGTAGTTCAGGATTTAAATATTAGTTCTACGCGGTGGCCGCTTACTGTTTATTTTTCAAACAGTGATCATGATTTAGACTCTGAGGATTTTTGGAACGCATTAGATGAAACTGGATTATGGAGAGTTATACACCCCACAAAAGGATTAGTTGATTTACAATTAGTTTCTGCAAGTGAAAACGTACAGCCAGTCACTGATGGAAATTATACAGTTTTTAATTTAGAATTTATCCAACCTGCTGGAGTTGACGTTTTACAATCAGGCGAAGCTCAAAAAAGTTTACTCGATAGACTACTTGACGCGCTTAATGATAATGCACTCACTCAGTTTGCTGATCAAGTAGAGGCGGTATCTGACGCTGCGCGAACGGCTGTAAATAATGCTGTCAAGTCTGTAAATGGTGCTATTGATTCTGTACTCGGCCCCATTGCTCAAATTGATGATGCTATTGATTCAGCATATACAGGTATAGGTAGAAGTATTGATAACGCCATAGACGCGGTAACTCTTGCCCCTGAGCAACTTGCTGGATCATTACAAAATTTAGTACAATTACCTGCACGTGCTACGCTTTCATCGTCTCAAAAATTAGCAGTATTTAGTAATTTAATTTCAGAAGTTTCTAAATTAGAGGGAACTACAAAAGAAACATTTGCCGTTAAGGATTTGGTTTTGTCAGCGGCGAATGGTGCTATTTCTATTATAGCCGCAAACACAGACGCTCAGACTCGGACTGATATTGTTAATCAAGTAGAAAATATATCATCGTCATTTGATAATATTGTAAACACTCTCAGTAACGATCAGGATAATGTTGAAACTGATAAATTAGAAGATCAGTATATTTCACAGGAAACAAGTTATCCGCAAAATTTAATTTTAGCATCTGCGGCGATTAGATTTTTATTACAAGCGTCTGCTGATTTGTCAATAGAAAAAAGATTTATTTTAAAAGAATATCGGCTACCAATTTTTATAACGATTAAAGAATATGGAACGGATGAATTGTTAGATTATTTTTATGAAACAAACAAAATAGAAAAAGAAGATTTTTTATTACTTCCGCCCGGGCGTGAAGTTGTTGTATATCCCGGAGTGATAGTATAATGGCACGCCCTACTCCAGGAAAGCAATACACTATCGTAACTGGCGATAACCTAACAAAAATAGCTACTATTGCATATGGTGACGGCACTAAATGGCCTAAAATATATAATGCTAATCAAACACGATTAAAAAGCGGTGACCCTAATTTAATTTTTCCCGGAGAGGTTATTTTAATTCCTAAACTTTCGGAACTAAAAAATTTAGAAGACGGCGACATAGTAGAAAAAGAAGGACGTGACAAGGTACGAATGATTATAAACGATACTGATATACCATTTCAGGCTATAAGTATTTTTCGCACTATGGATACCGCAGCAGACGGTTGGGAAAGTTCTATAGGATGGAACCCCGGAGATGATGAAAATATAGACGCCGCAACGAAACCATACGGATATCAAAATGCTTCTATTTATATCGGTGGCAAAATAATAATAAATGGTTCTCTATATGATGTTACACCGACACTTGATAATAATAAACGTGGTAAAAATTTAGTCGGTTGGTCTTTTACTGCAGACGCTATTGACTCGACAATAAAGCCGCCTTATGAAGTTTCTAATTATACACTTCGGCAACGTGCTAAGGATTTAATTGAACCGTTTGGAATTTCAATTAAATGGAGTATTGATGATGATTTAAAATTTGACAAAATGACAGCGTCCCCGACCGATACAGTATTTTCACATTTGCTGAAATATGCAAAACAAAGGGGAGTTTTAATATCGTCAACAAAAACAGGCGACCTTGAGTTTTTACGTGCAAATACAGGCGGTGAGTCTGTTGGCACTATTGAAGAGGGAGAGCAGGGATTTTTAGAATACACCGCAAAATTTGAAGGCAGGAAACGATTTAATGCGTATAAAGCAATCGGTCAAAGTCCGGGATCAAATAGCAAATTTGAAATAGCAAAAGATGACTCAGTTCCAAAGTCACGAATGAAAACATTTAACAATCCTGACACTACAAAAGGTGATTTAAAATCAGCGGCAGAATGGGAACGTTCAAAACAATTAGCTGATGCACTGACAATTCCATTTAATGCTACAGGATTTTATGCTCCTAATGATGAACTATTTCAAGAAAATACAATTATAACGGTTAAAAGCCCTGTCCTTTCTATTAAAAAAGGATTTAATTTTTTAATAAAACGTGTTAATTATACATTAGAAAATGGAGGACGTAGCACTAAATTATCGTTAGTTCCTCCGCAAGTTTATACAGGCGAGCAAATACCTGATATTTTTATTTAATATGAAAACATATACTGGAAAAGTTTTATCACAAGAAATTAAAAAAAATCGTGACGGCGAAAACGATGTGAGAATGTTATCGGTTGAGATAACTGAACCAGACGACATACAGGAAATACAGCAGATATTTTTATCAGGAGAAGACAACGCACCTGCTCCCGGTGATGATGTTGTCATACTTGAAATTTCTGAAACATATAAAATTGTTATTGCTATTGAGGATGGTGTTACACCGTCTGTTGAAGTTGGCGAGAGAGCAATGTATTCACGTGATGATAATGTCGTAAAGGCTTTTGTTTATTTAAAAAATGACGGTCAAATGATTTTAAATGGCGATGGAGATTTTGCAGTAAGATATAATGAACTAGAAACTGCATTTGAAGTGTTGCGGGCAGATTTAAATGATTTAGTTACAACATATAATTCTCATACGCACCCGACCGCACCAACTGGCCCCGTTAGCGTTCCTTCTTCACTAGGCATAGAGTCTTTTGCAGATATAACGCCGTCAAAAATTGATTCTATTGAAGTTCCTCCTGCGAGCAAGTTTGCGTAAAAGGTATAAAAAATGACAGATATTTATCAAGGAGATCCTAAAATATATGTAAACGCTGAGGGTGCAGATTTTAATTTTCCCGGTAATGCAGGCCAACCAAAAATGGAGCAAGGCGTAGAAAATTTAGCAGTAATTTCACTTTTAACCGATGAAGGATGGGAAGGAAATTTTTATCTAAAAACACAAGATGAAAAAATAGGTAGCGGTTTTCGTGTTGCAAACGAACAGCCGATAACATTGTCAAATTTGGAAAATATAAGACAAACCACAATAAAAGCATTAAGTAATCCAGCATTTGGAAAAGTTATACCGAACGTAACGGCAAACGTAGGGAATAGAATAAATAATAGAATTGTAATTGAGCCCCCCGGAAAAGACGCTCAGGAAATTGTTTTAAATAAAAACGGATTTAATTGGATTTTACAATCTGAAAAAGATGAGGAACTATAAATGTCAGTAACTATACCAAAAACACAGGATTTAGTGACTCGTAATGTCACGACATTTGAGAGCAAACTAAGTCAATCAGTCCCGGCGGCAGATAAATCATTTTTACGTGTTTTGTCTGTCGCTTTGGCGGCTATTGAAACAGAGGTAATTAGAAAACTTATTTTTGAATCAAAACAAAATATCGGATTAACTGCTTCAGGTAGTGGTCTTGATGAATTGTACTTTGGAAAAATTGGCGCTCGTAATCCTGCAGAGGCATGCGTATTGACCGGGACGATTAGCGCAGATACTGCCGCAACACTACCAGCTACAATTTCGTTTGTAGGGGACAGTAACGGTGTTTTATATTTTCCCGATTCAAGTTATACAGAGTCAGGCGGTGTAATTACGGCAACGGTTACCGCCGATGAACTTGGATTAACTGGAAATTTAGAAGTAGGGGACACTCTTTCAATTAGTTCAAAAATATCCGGTGTGGGTTCTGTACTTACGGTTACAAGTGTTGATAATCTCGGAGTAGAACAGGAAAGTGATGAAGATTATCGGCAGCGTGGACTTGACTCTGAAAGACTAATTACAGGTGGCGGGAACTCTGCCGATTATAGAATATGGGCTGAGGCTGTTAATGGTGTGACACGTGCATATCCTTACGCAGGGTTACCGTATCCAGATGATCCGCTTGACGCTGTCCCACCTGATAGAGTCGTTTATGTCGAGGCAAATACGGATATTGACCCTGACGGCATAGCACCGTCAACGTTAATTGATGAAGTTAGGGACGCAATAAATAACGACCCCGTAACTGGAATTGATAACGAGCCATTAGGACTTGTCGATGAAAGTTTATATGTTGAGTCCATACGCCGAACTACTTTATATTTTGAAGTACGTGGATTAAATGTACCTGCTGCGGATGAGTCTTCTATACAATCACAAATTGAGTCTGCTCTTAGTTCATATTCTCGCTCACTACGTCCTTATGTTGAAGGTCTTGATTTTGTTGGAGACAAAAACGACACAATAACTGATCTTACCGTTTCCGATTTGGTACAAGGTATTTTAACATCTGTTGGCGGAGATGCTGAGGGTGTTACATTCGGACTTTCTGTAGGTGTGAACATTCCACGATACACACTTGGAGAGGGAGAAATGGCAAAAAGTGGAGGCGTAACGTATGTCGCTTGAAAAAGTATGTGAACTTTTAGTTAGAGCGTCACTTCCAAAAGGTGCAGCGTGGGAACCGAAAACAAACGGTAATTATGACAAAGTTATATCCGCAACTGGCGAAATTATAAAAGAAATTTGTGAACGTGCTGAAAATGCTCGACATGTTCGTGATCCGCAGAATACTTTTTTGCTCGATGATTTAGAGCGTGAATTTGGTATTTTAAAAAACGAAGCATTTACAGAACAACAGAGGCGTGATAATCTTTCTGCTAAAATAAATATGGTTCCTGGAAATGGTACAGCAGATGATTTACAGTCTGCACTTGACGCCGCTGGTTTTGATTTACAGGTACATAAAAACAATCCTGCTGTTGACCCTGCTATTTTTTTAGATCAGGCGTTTCAAATGGTGGCAGGTGGTGATAATGCGTATGCTGGTAGACCTGACGCATACGCCGGACGTATAGGCGGAGAGTTGCTTGTAAATGGATCAGTTTTTGAGCAGGTTGAAGCGTACCTCATGCAGGCAAACGGTTCAACCTCTTACGCTGGTAATAGTAATGCAATATCAGGTTATTTTGAGAGTATAAAAAGAACTCCGATTGAGTATACTATACCAACTGATCCAGACACATGGGGATTTGTTTTTTTTATCGGTGGTGACGCTACACGAAACGTAAGCGGAGAACTTACAGATATTGAACAGGCAGAAGTAGAATTAGTGAGAAAAGAAGAATTAAAAAGAATTATTTTATCGATTAAGCCTATGTATACATGGGCAGGATTGATAATTACATACACATAAAAAGGACATTAAAATGATACAATACAGTACTTTAACAAACGTAACCGGGAGTTTTCCTAATTACACAGGAAAAAATGCTACAGGTGCGGGGGCAACTGACGGCACGCCGTTCGTAGCCGCTTTTATAGATGATATATGGGGGCGTTTTCAAGCGTTAATGGATAGAGCAGATTTAACACCGAATGCTATAACAGAGTCGGCAAGTGCTTCACAGCATATTGACTCACTAAAAAAAGGATTTGCTCTCGGTGCTGGATATGTCGTTCAGTATATGAAAGCAGACTCTCCGGCAACTAATGGCGATAGGGTTTTACTTTTAACAGGGCAGGGTATTTTACGTGCAAGTTATCCTGAACTTGACGCTGCTGTCTATGTCGGCGATGCAAATAACGCAGCAGTAGCAGCGGCAGGAGGTGCTTTTTTCCGTGCTGATAATTCAGACGGTAGTTCACCGAGTACCACAGGCGTATATTTAATTATGCCTGAAACTCGTGGTAGAGTACCTCGTGGTGATGATGCTGCGGCGAGTGTTGACCCCGATGGTGCAAGTCGATATTTGGGTGATAATCAGGCTGATGCTTTTCAGGGGCATAAAATGGGAATAGAGGACGGCAGCGGTAATGTTTTTGTTTCAACAAATCAAGCCCTGACCGGGTCAACCGACAGGGTAGTAGGAACAGGGTCACCAGCAAATTCTATAAGGGCGGCTGGTTTTTTCACTGACGGCACTAACGGAACCCCTCGCATTGACGAAGAAACCCGCATGGCTAACTTTCAAACAAAATGGGCAATTACTTATTAAGGATAAAATATGAAAACAGTAATATATAATTCAGATGATATTATAATCGGATTCGATACGCCTCAAATTGATCCGATAGAAACTAAAAAGAAAATAAAAACAAAATTTTCAAAACTTCCAGAGGTTAAAGAATTTGAGCAGGAAAAAAGCAAA